ATTACCATCATTTTCTAACCATATTTTAACACAAGCAATCAAATCTATCGGATTATAACAAGGTACATGACATGATGAACCTGTTCCAATACCAGCTGAACATCCATTAATCAATATCATTGGTAAAATAGGAACATAAAATATGGGTTCGACAATATCACCGTCATCATTATTTCGTTCTAATAAATCATCATCGCTAATATTAAATAGATTACGAGTTAACATACCTAACTTGGTAAAAATATACCTGGCACTTGCTGCATCTTTACCACCACTCATTCTAGTGCCAAATTGACCATCTCCAAATAATAAATTGATATTATTACTACCGATATAATTATTAGCCATTTTAACTGTTGTGTCTAATAGATTTTGTTCTCCATGATGATAACCAGAATGTTCAGCAACATAACCAGCTAATTGAGCGACTTTTAGTGATTTACCAGTAAACTTGAGTTTTCTTTTGAAACATGAATATAAAATCTTACGATGACTTTCTTTTAATCCATCGATGACATGTGGAATACTTCTAGCACAATCAGCAATCGAGAATTTAATCAACTCAGTATCAATAAAATCTGAATGAGTCATTTCTAAAATTTGTTCATCATCGTCTTGTGTCCAATTTAGAGATATATTATCTGGATCATAATTTTCAAGCCAAACTTTACGAGCATCAGCATGTTTAGTATGAAAAGCCTTAATCATATTATTATTAGTATTTTCATCATTAACAAATGTAATAAGTTTTTTACCGAATATTTGTAAAATTTCTTTGTTATTTGAAGTTCCTAGACCCTTGAAATACTTTTTATTAATTTTTTTATCTGGAAATTTTTGATTATATAATCTTACATAATTAACATATTTTCTTTCGTCATAAAATACAATTTCCCTTTTGTCTAACATAACTCTAACAATAGGAGTTTGCATACTAACAATAAAAGGTTTATCTCTTAATAACAAAGTAGGAAATAATGTATGTACCAAATTCTGAATAAGGGCTGATATATGAATACCATCAGTATCAGCATCAGTTAAAATCATAATCATTCCATAAGATAATGTTTTAAAATTATCATCATCTCTGTAATCAACATCATATTGGAAATTCATAGCTTTAACAATATCAGATACAACCACATTTTTTGCAATTGAAGTTGGTTTTGAGTTTCTTACATTCAATATTTTACCACGAAGAGGATAAATACCAAACCAGTCACGACCTGTTTTACCAAAAGCTCCAACTTCTATACCTTTAACTGCAAATGTTTTTGCTGATAATCCTTCTGTAAAAATCATAATACAATCTTTCGAGTGTTTACCACCGGCATTATTAGCTGGATCTAGACCTTCTACTTTTGTAAATCCTCTCTTCTTTCTTTCCGTTTTTTTCAAAACAACGAATTCTTTAGCTCTAATAATATTATCAATATCACCCATAATAGACCATTTATTTATTTCATTAATATGTTTTGGTAATACTTTCGCTTCTGGTCCTTCAGATTCTAATTTTGTTTTAGACTGCGCATCAAATGATGGCTGTTTAACAGAAGCAATAACAAATAATCTAAAAAACTGTTTAACATCTTTAATAGTAAGTTGTGGTTTCTTTGGTTTATTAAATTTTTTAACAATAGGTCGGAAAATCGCTTCACACCAATTATCAACATGGGTACCACCTTTTGATGTAAAAACACCATTAGCGAATGATACAACGTGATGTTCTTTAGCTGGTAAAATCAAAACTTCAGAATCTTTCGTTTTTATAATTAACATTTCTGTTGGTTCTTCTTTTATATATAATTTTGCGTAATCTTTTAAATTTTTGACTGGTACTAATTCATCATTAAAATATACGTTTACTCTTGTCAACATTGCAACATCACAAACAAAACGAGTAAATAAATCAACAATATCTTGTGTATATCCTTTAATTTTAAATGTATCAAAGTCGGGAGTCCATGTTACTTCTGTAAATCCTTTACCTGTTGATTCACTAACAACCGCTTCTTCTACTTCTTTCATATTATTATACCATTTCTGTGATAATAACTTCTTTGTAACAGGATCATATCCCTGTACTTGAAAAGACGATGAAAAAATATTACAAAGTTTTATACCATAACCATTCCTTCCTGATATATCAATACGATCATCAGTATCATCATAATTAGATGATGTAAGTAGTTGACCGAAAATCATTGTATGATTATAACATTTTTCGTCATTATGCTTATTTACACCAATAGATTCGCCATCACTCCATACTTTTGTCTCTCCAGTTTCTTTATTAATATTGACTCTTATTTCTGTACATTTATTCTTAGATGTTTTACTTCTTGTAACATTATCGACTGCATTTGATAAAACTTCTCTAAAGATTTGTTCAAATGCTGGAGCAATCGACATTTCTTTTTCGCTTATCTTAAAATTGTCTGACGCAGATGATATATATCCATTTATAACTTTTTGTCTTATACTACCTGTATAAGCATCCGGACGATGCAGAATATGATCAATATGCTTCATTTTTTGGTATTTTGGTGGCATTGTTTATTTATAATTTATAAATCACTTTTTAAATTCATTTTTAATTTTTTAACAATTTACATTTTTATATTGATAGTAAGACTGTATAATATGATACCATTTCTGATTTATATCCAATAATTTTTACATATTTCATCGGTATCGGTTCTGTTCTTCCTATAATATCATGTCTTTTTATATTTTCTTTACTATTATATGTGTAAAATTCATGTGAAATTGTATCATCTATTTCAGACGCATATATACCTTTATTATATCCATTATTATACCAATTAAGAATAACACTGAAACCTTCGTAAATATTACTAACCGGTTGCGCTAAATAAATATTTTTATCACTCTCTTTATTATTCTGGAAAAATTTGAAAAAATACGGAGAATTATTCCCAATAATCATCTCATTATATAAAATATATGATTCTTGTTTATCATATGTCCATTTTTCAATAGAGTCTTCTCCATATAAAATTATTTGCGTATTATTTTCGTCAAAATCTGTTATATCTTCATAATAATTATTAATTACACTATTATTTCTAAAATTAATTATACCTTTTCGATCTCTCACAATCTCAAGTCTTAAAACATATAATAAACGTTTTCTAGTCTCTTCTGAATCTAATATTAATTGTTCTTCTTCATTAAATAATCCACTTTTTACTGAAAATGTTTTATTTACATTATTAATATTATATTTAAAATATTTATCTACTATTAGTTTCTCTTTATTAAATTCTACTATATCTTCTTCATCAATTATAACTTTTCTTTTTTCATCGCTTTTATTTTTATCATAAATAAATCTTGAAAATATCCAATAAAGATATTGAACAATATATCTAGCTAGTCTTTTATTCATATTAAATGTGTCTAAATCTGAATATTCGTTTATATCAGAAAAATGTAACGAATCCATAATATCTAAATCTTTTTGTATTTTTCCATTATTAATAGGTATCGTAATATCAACATTACCCCATATTCCTCCTAATTCTTTCACCACATTATTAATTACTGTTTGATATCTATTTTTTATTTTTTTTTCATCCATGAATTTTAACGCAAGTTCTATATCAATAATATACGTTTCAATATTATTCTTATTTTTAATAAATAACGGAGGTATAGGTGATGTAAATAAAGTTATATATTTTTCAAACTTTATCGTTATTTGACGAGTTTTTCCATATGAATCTATTTTTTGAGAATTAACACGGTTTATATTTATCGGAAAATATACTTCTAGTATTTTTTTATTTAGTATATAAGCCGCTCGTAAATCATTAAAAACTAAACGTATATTTCTCGAAATCACATTAGAATATGGTGAACGAAAATATCTAGAAAGTATTTGTTTTGTTTCTTTAATATTATTATTATTTTTTGTAATATATATTTTTTTTATTATGTCATCTATATCTATATTAGTTTCTTTCTCTGGTTTTCGCCTTTTTATAATTAATTCACATTGCGGATATCTATTTTTTTCTCCTTTTGATCCCATATGTTCAAATATAAACACACAATCACGTCGATTTTCATTTGTATAATACGCCTGTATATGTCTTGGTAATATTAAACCATCATCTCTTCTAAATAAAAATATTTTACATTCAAAACGATGTTCTAATATACTAATAAATTTTTGTGGATCAAGATATTCATTATCATCATTTAATACTTTTTCTATTTCTTCTTTATTCATATCATATAATTCTTGTCTACATATAGACGTATATTTTTGATTTGTAAATGTATTACTTATACGTTGTTCTTGTAAATATTTTTCTAATACACTGTCTTTCATTCTAAAAATATCATTTGATATATCTTCTCTATCATACATCGCTTCCATAACACAATTTAAAAAACTATTTTTTGTTCTGTACACTCCTCTTAATACATATTCATATTTATCATCATTTAAAACTGAAAATAATTTACTTAGTTGATCCGGTATTTTTCCTATTTTTCCTCTACTTAATATTTTTTCTCCTATATTTATACCTTGTTGTTTCGTAATTTTTTTTTGTAATTCCTTTCCTTCGTAATATTTTTTATATAAACCTGCATGTCTTCCTTTTCCTATTGATTGATCTTTCTGAAAACAACACGGTACTTCCGGATATTTATTTTTATTTAGCAATTTATTTATATGTAAACCTGGATATTTATGATCTTCATAGTTACACATATAATATTTAGCATCAATACCATCTTTCGGAAACTTTAACACCTTTCTACCTTTACTTTCTTCTTCTTCTTTTTGTTTTTCACTTATCTTTATCGGCATAAAACCACATTGAGTAGAATAATTTTTAATAAATAAATCTGACTCTAATTCAATCTCATCTTCATCTTCTTCTTCTACTTTAGATGCAAAATCTGGTATATATTCTCTATATTCTTCTATTATCTTACTTTCTTCTTCATTATATATTGTAAATAATTTAGATAATATTTTACTAAAATTATCAACAGCTTTCCTATTTCTAGCTCCTCTAATTTTTACTCTTACATATGTTTTTCCTATCGGAAAAATATCATTATTCT